TATATAAGAAACTAGCATAAATGATTCAAGGTCTTCTTCGAGTCGCAGAATCTCCTTTATTGGAGAGTGTCTTGGAAAGAGGTAGCTGCCAGTACAGTGTAGCACTCCACCGTCCGTGTAGAGAGTTGGGATTATAGGCCACTATGGCCCCGTGAACTCACCTATTTAAGAGTAGATAACAAGGAAGTAAGCATTAGAAAGTATGAGCCAATCTGGATAGCTCTAAAAACTAAGAACACCGCCTCCTTAGCTGCACCTATTGAATTACACAGAAAGATAGTGTTGGGTGTAAGGAAGGAAAAAACTAAAGATATAGGCTGGAAATTAGAATGCCTAGAGCTAAGTAAACGCTGGAAATTAGTAGATAAATCAGATAACAACTTGCTTACGTTTACCCTTGAGAAAGCCGAAATACTATCTTACGCTAACCTAACAGTACATGAATTAGGTGGAACTCCCTAAAGGAACTTACCCATGAACGAACTCCCAAATGTACCTATACTATTACAGTGGTTTGTTGTAGTTGCTGCTCCAATCTTGTTAACACTAGAAATACGAGACTTTATAAGGAACAAACGTGGAGACTAACACACAAGCTTTTGAAATTAAAGAGAAACTAGCACAGCTAGAACACGCATTGCTAGAGAAACTTCCTACCATGCCTAATCTATTAAGAGACATACATCGTTCGCTTAAGGCAGACCCAGATACTGTGACACTTCTCAGCGAAGAAGAATGTTCTATCTTGGTACAAGGTCTTAAGAGACAAACACAAACAGAAATATCTACTAAGGTTATTAAAGCTAAGCCACGCAAAGCTCTTAGCAAGCTGACTGTCGATGACCTGTAATCATGAGTGCCCTTGCTGATGCTATAGCAAAGTACCGACAATCTAATACTCCCACGCTCTTAGCTACCTTTTTATATATCTATACTCATGCTAGTCATGAATCATATATAAACTATATGGAAGGAGCTAGAGCATTAGCTATATACCTTGCACCTATAGATTTAGGTATGGATAGTCTATTAGATATGGACAGAGTTACTATCATTATACCTGATATGCTTGTCTCGTATGAGTTAATGGAATTAGCTAAGGTAATACAACCACACACAACTATACCCCTCAATACAAATCAAATTGAGAACGCAATCTATGAATACCTTACCCAGCCTAGATAAGTTCTTATCCTCTCCGGTAGCTGACCCACTAGATGTAGCTATCACTGATGGAAACAACTTAGAGGACATACCAGTAATAGTAAAGTTACCAGCAGGAGAGATAGACCCTAGATTAAAGCTCTTATCTCATAGCTCGCGCACACTACTACATACTTGTCCTCGTAAGTACCAATTATATAGACTCTCAGCTACAGAGACACCATTAGCTGATGAGAAGGAAGCAGAACAAGGAGTCACCTTTGCTTACGGCCACGCTGTAGGTACAGGAGTAGCATCTACCCTAGAAGGTAAAACAGAAGAACAAGTAATAATAGATACCTTCTTAGCATGGGATACAGAGTTATTAGATGCTAACACCAAACAAAACAAATCTTATTGGTTAGCCCAATTTGCAGTACAGAAATTTTTAGAGATGCGTACTCAAGGTTTCTTAGTAGACTATGAGTTAGTAATCTATGAAGGTAAGCCAGCCACAGAGCTAGGCTTTCAAATACTATTACCTGATGGCTACCGCTATCGTGGCTTCGTAGACGCAGTATTGCAGCATAAGATTACCAAAGACATAATGGTACTAGAGTGTAAGACTACATCCTCTACTGCACAACCAGCTCAGTATAAGAACTCAGGACAAGCAGTAGGTTATAGTGTAGTACTAGATATAATGTTTCCTGAGCTGTCCTCATACACCGTACTATACCTCGTGTACGAGAGTAAGAGCTATGCCTATAAGCAACTACCATTCCAAAAGTCTCTTCTTCAAAGAGCATTGTGGCTGCAAGAACTCTTGATAGATACCCAAATTGTTTCACTATATGAAAGCTATGAAACCTATCCTTTGCATGGGGAGTCTTGCTATGCTTTCTTCCGTGACTGTGAGTATCTATCATTGTGTACTCTTACTACTAAGAATCTTACAAAGCCTTTAACTGATAAGATAGTAGCAAAGATAGAAATAGAGAAGGAAAGCTATGAATTTACTGTATCCTTCGATGAACTGATACAAGCGCAAATAGCTAAGGCGGTGTCTAATGAATAAATTATTAGGAATGATTGCATTTATTTTACTGATTCTAATACTCCTAGCTACATATGATGAAACTCAGAATAACCAAGAGATGCTATTAGCAGTACAGGAATGTAAGAAAGCAAAACTTCGTGCAGTATGGATACATAACTCAGAAGGTGTATATGTTATCCAGTGTCGGCCATACAAAAAAGGATAAGAAAAAAGATGAATAACTTAACTGAGTTAGCTAATAAACTTGTAGTATTAGGCGTAATCACAAAAGATAGCTTTCATAATGAATTGATCCAGCACACTATGTATTCATTATTATCGACTAATGGACATTTTGTTGGCATAAGATATGAAGCTGAAGACATATGTAAGGATGCACGTGTTATGGCTGCTGTTATGGAGTTAGTACGCAATGTAGATGCGGTAGCTTGGTGTCGGTTAATGAGACATCTATGCGAAGAATATAGCGCTAAAAATATGACTCTCTCAGTTATAACAACTAGCGTTGAGTTACTTGAAGAACTAAGATGAGTGAGCCTACTCCCACTACTAAGCTAAAAGAAGATCCAATGAAAGGTCTTATACGCCAAGTTATAGCAGAAGGTAGAAAGAGACAAGAATTTAAGCAGTCTGTAAGGAAGCACCTTATTAAGACTGGTACAGGTAATAGAGAAGCTATCAGTTTGCGTATTAAAGAAGCTCATAAAAGAATAGATACATATTGGAAACAGATAAAGGCTGAGTCATGAGATGGTCTAGTGAATGGCACTATCGTAGAGATATACTCAACCTATTAGCTTACCTTGAATACATAGACATAAGGAGTTATCGTGGCTAAAATAAGTACGCTAGAATCAACTAAAGTCCATAGGTGTCTGTTGTTTGGGCCACCTAAAACAGGTAAGACTTTACTGGCAGCTAAACTAGCAGAGTTCTATGATCTAATCTGGGTAGACTTTGAGAATGGATATGAGACACTGTTTCAGCTACCTACAGCTTATCAAGAACGCATAGAATTAATTAGGATACCAGACACTCGTTCTTATCCTATGGCTATAGAGACAGCTCTTAAGATGGTTAAGCAGCCCTGCGTCATATGCGAGATGCATGGTAAAGTAGCTTGTATGATCTGTCAGAGAGAGAATGCGCCAGTAATTAATACTGATCTTCCTAACTTGAACGATCTGGATACTGTAGTAGTATTTGACTCTATGACTCAGCTTACCAATAGTGCTATAGCTAATATCACTAAGGGTGAAAGAGATGATTACAAGCTAGACTTTGATGACTGGGGTAATCTTGGTAAGCTACTAGATATATTCTTATCTCATATCCAGCAGTCAGGTTATCATGTAGTAGTTATAAGCCATGAGATTGAGGCTAAAACTGAAGGTAAGAAAGCTAGATTAGTGCCAGTAGCAGGTACTCGTAACTTCAGCCGTAACTGTGCTAAATATTTTGATCACATAGTATATTGTGAAGTAAAGAATAAAAAGCACACCTTTACTTCTTCCACCACAGCTAGTACTAATATACTGACTGGCTCTCGTACAGGTATAGCCATAGAGAATGCAGCAGACGAAGCTAGTTTGTTACAAATCTTCAAACCAGACTTATACCCTACACCAGAAGCACCAGTAATAGTATTAGGTAATAAAAAAGTAGGAGGTACTCAAGCTTCATCTGTTTTAGCTAAACTACAAAGTAAGATATAAGGTATACATACTATATCTATTTATTTATTCATTTATTAATAGGAACTATTATCATGGAAACACCACAACCAGAAGCACCAGTAGCTGAGTTACCCGAAGCGCTTGATAGTCTTGACAATCTTCTCGATGCTACGCTAGACGATCTTGAAGATTTGCCAGAATTTACACCGTTCAAGCCGGGTGCTCATAAGGTAACTGCTACCTTTGAGGAGAAAGAGATTAACGATAAGCAATCGGTAGAACTTAGCTTTGTGCTTATTGAAACTCTGGAACTTGCTGACTCTCAAGAAGAGAAAGATGCACCCGGACATACTTCTTCTATTGCCTTTATGTTAGGTAATGAGTATGCACGTGGTAATCTTAAGAAGTGTGCAATGCCTTTCGGTGAAGCACTGGGTCTTAGTACTATCCGGCAGATTGTAGAAGGAGTTAAGGATGTAGAGTGCCTCATTCTTACTACTACTCGAAAGGATAAAACTGATCCTGACCGTTTGTACTTGCAGATTAAAGAGATACAAGTTACGTAAGTATCTTAGTACCTAGCACGGAGATGGGCCTCGCTACCTGATTGTAGGTAGTGGGGCTTTCTAGGTACCAAAAGGGAGAATTAAGTGAGCATAGACTTAGCTCATCATATAGCTAACTTAAAGAAAGCTGTACCTAATAAGGTAATAGCTGATGATGCTATGCTATTCTTAGGCACTCACATGGATAAACCATACCTGCGTATGCTTAAGTCCTGTACTGCTGGAACCTCCTGCTTTTTATATCTAGAACCAGTCACTACTATGATGCAGGTAGAGATGTATTGTCATAAGAAAGGTATCACTAGAATACTTAGTACTAGCGTGCCATTACTTAAGAAACTATTGAATTGGGATAAGAGACGCGCACCTAGTCTGTCAGATTACGCAGGTAGCCACTTCTGGCATAAGGATATAGAGATAGTATTCTTACCTCCACTTAAGAGCTTAGCTACAGTGACGTATGGTAAGTTCCTTACTACTAGATTCGTAAACAAACTTATTAAGCAAGACACTTGGTATAAAGAGACAAGGTTCGTAGGCTTTACTATTTTAGATGCTAGTAATGAAGCTGAATACTATAGCTCGTTCTCGGATAAACTCTGTTTCCTTATAGCAGTAGACATAGAGACATTCAAAGAGAACGCTACCATACGCTGTCTCTCGTATACAGGGTTCTTTTACAATGATGATGGTACTATCTCTAGTGTATCTGTAGTATTACCTATGGACTCTGAATACAACCTATCAATCATGCGTAAGTGGAATAACTTACCAGCACCGAAGGTATTACAAAATGGAAAATACGATGTCAGTTACCTTTCAAGGTATAATGCTCCTTTACATAATTATCTCTACGATACTGCTCATCTATTTCACAGTTGGTATTCTGAGTTACCAAAGGATCTTGGATTTCTTAACAGTTTCTTCATACGCGAAGCCACCTATTGGAAAGACCTTGCTGAAACTAACGATCTGTACGAGTATTATAGGTATAACGCTCTCGATACTTGGGGTACTGGCAATTGTTTTCTAGCTATGCTGCTCGAAGCTCCTGCTTGGGCTTTAGATAACTATGCACTAGAGTTTCCTTTAGTATTCCCTTGTCACTTAAGCGAGATGACAGGCATAGCTAGAGACATGGATCGAATGGCTGATGCTAGAAAAGCTGTTGTAGCTAAACAAGACATACTACAAGCGCAGCTTAATACGATACTAGATATTGAACCGGGTCATGACTTTAATGTAATGGGTCACTTACAAATGCGGTCACTATTGAATCTTTTAGGTTGCAAAGATATAAAGAAAGCAGATGCTAAAGCGCTTAAGAAGGTGAGATTCAGGCATCCTTTCAATGCAAGAATTATTAACCTAATACTTAGTATAAGAAAGTATAGGAAATTAATATCTACTTATATTACTGCTGGTAAGGAGTTCTCTAATTATGATAAAACCAAAGCTAGAATTTTGTACGCGCTTAATCCCCACGGTACAGATACAAGCAGACTTGCTAGTAGAGAACACCACTTCTGGTGTGGACTCCAAATCCAGAATATACCTAGAGGACCAGCAGTTAAACAGACTTTTATTAGTGACCAAGGTTTCTTATGGGGAGAAGCAGATTATGCTCAGGCTGAATCACGAGACACAGCTTATATTAGCGGAGATGCTACACTAATAGACACAGTAGAGAACGCTCCTGACTTTCATATAAGGAATGCAGAGCTATTCTTTGGTATGGCGGAGGAACTAGTAACTAAAGCTATACGTCAGATAGCTAAGAATGTAAACCACGGATCAGCTTATAACATGGGCTGGTCAGTTCTTATAGATACTATGGGTGAGGAGAATGTATCTATAGCTAGGAAGTTACTAAAGCTACCCGCGCACTGGTCACTAAAACGAGTAGCAGAGTATCTATTAGATACCTTTCATAAGACCTATCCTGACATAAGAGGTGTAATGTATCCCGGTGTCATAGAGGAAGTGCAGCTTACTGGTATGTTAGAGAGTGGTGGCTGGCAGAGAAGATGCTTCGGTAATCCTGCTAAGTCTAAGCCAGTGCTTAACTCTTATATTGCACACAAGCCACAGTGTCTTAATGCACAGACTCTTAATAAAGCATACTTACAAGTGTTTAGGATAATTTGCTTGAATTCTAAAGATAGCAAAAACTTTAAGTTAATAGCTCAGATACATGATAGTATCTTGTTTCAATATCGTATAGGTAGTGAGCATTTATGTGGCTTAGTTAAAACTATCATGGAGCAACCAGTAACTGTTACTGGGTATGATAACATAGAGCATACCTTTATAGTACCAGTAGACTTAAACATGGGCGTGAAGTACTGGTCTGAGCTTAAGGAATGACTGATTTCTTAGATAGCCCACTGGAATTAGTACCTAAGGCTATACCTCGCGAACCAGATTTCATAAGCCTGTACTTAGACTATACAGCAGAGACAGAGTGTCCTACTTTCTTTCACCGCTGGACTGCTATTACTTGCCTTAGTGCGTATCTTGGTAGGAGCTTATACTTCCAACATGGACATTTTACTATACATTCTAATCTATATACCATGCTGATAGGTTCGCCGGGAACTAAAAAATCTAGCGCGATTAAGATAGGTGCTAGATTACTATCGAAAGCAGGTT